CGTGTATACCACCTCTCCCTGGATGTACAAACCCTGTAGCAAATAATTACAATCCATGGGCTAACATTGATAATGGAAGCTGTAATGTGTTTGAATGTGACTCTACAGAAACTTTAGTTTCTATGGATCTCACGCTAGACACGTGGCCTGGAGAGACTGGGTTTACTTTAGTTAACATAGCGGACGGTCAACCATACGAACAGGTGATTCCTGGTGAGTTTGACTTTGGCGATCAGCTTGTTACCTACACTTACAACTTTTGTGTTAGTCTTGGGTTCGAGTTAATACTAGTAGACGAATTTGGTGACGGGCTAAATGGTTATGCTTCAGGCGGTGAGGATGGAGCTTGTATTATTACAGCTTGTGATAGCGTATTGTGGGAGCTAGAAGATTTAGCATTTACCACATTTGATGATGGTAATACGATGTACTCTGGAGCTATATTCCCTGAGCTATGTCCACCAGCACCACCAATTTACGGGTGTATGGATGATGATTATGTAGATTATAATGCAGAGGCTACGCTTCCAGACACTTGCGAAACTCTACACACTTGGGGGTGTACAGATCCAGAGGCATTAAACTACGACAGCACTGCAACGATAGCAGACCTTGTAGGTCCGTGCAGTATACAAATTATCCTTGAGGATGACGCAGCTGACGGATGGGGTAACTCTACCATAGGTATGGTGCAAGGTGAACAGCAGTGGATGTTTACTGTAGGGCCTGGTGAGTTTTTTCAGTCATGGGATATTGTACTAGACTCTGACGAAGAGGTTGATATATATTATTTTCAAGCTGGTAATCAACAGCAATCGTCTCAAGAGCTTGCCTTTCAAACACTACATAACTCAGTGCATGTTCTTAATGAAGCTGGAGATACTTTGCTGTCTGAGGGTAGTAATCCATTTATAAACAACGGGCAGGGAGCTCTTCAACCATTTACTGGACCTAATTGGACGGTGTATCATTTCACTCCTTTCTGTGGGGATGGATGTATACCTTATATATATGGGTGTACTGATGAGACTGCTTGTAACTACAACTCTGAAGCTAACACAAATTCTGACTGCAACTATCCTGTTCAGTATTATGATTGTGAAAACATGTGTGTTAATGACTACGACAATGACGGAGTATGTGATGAGCTAGAAGTAGTGGGATGTCAAGATCCTACAGCATTTAATTATAGTGCATTAGCAACAGACGCTGGAGAATGTATCCCAGTGATATTTGGATGTACAAACCCTACTCAGTTTAATTATAACCCAGAAGCTAATACAGAAAATGGTAGCTGCATACCCTATATATATGGGTGTATGAATCCAGATGCATTTAACTATAACGAAGACGCAAATACAGAGCTTGAAGATTCGTGTATTGAAGTATTGACTGACTGTATGGACCCTGATGCATTCAATTACAATGAGTTAGCTAATACTTCTGATGAGGAAGCCTGCCTTTATGATGCAGGGTGTATAGGTGGGCCTGGAGAACCATATTGGCTAAACGACGGATGTTATGCTTGGATTATAGATATAGACCCATACTGCTGCGAGATTGCATGGGATGAAACATGTGTGGATTTGTACTCATACTGTGAGCAAGGATGGCCTCAAGGTGTATACGATATACATGATGTATTCAGTGTATACCCTAACCCAACAAACGGACTACTATACATACAAGCTCCATCAACAGCGGTAGTTTCTTTGTATAACTATTTAGGTCAATCTGTTATACAGACTTCTAATAAAACTATAGACCTCTCACATCTTTCTAACGGTGTGTACGAAGTAGTAATACAGCATAACTCTAGAATTATTAAAAAGAAAATTATTAAGCTATGAGGCCTATAAAGAGGGATTATAAGATGCGTATTGCTAAGAAAAGACTAAAGCAGGGCTATGATATGTATGATGAAAAATCAGGACATTGGGCTTCTGTAGACCCTAAAACAAATAAGTTTTTAAAAAGTAGTGATCACCCTTCAGTTGGAATGGAAATAGATTGGTATTATTCTGACGACCCTACAGCTAAAGCCTTTAGAGGTGTGTTTGATTTAAAAACTAAAAACTTGTTCGGTAAAAAGAAAAAGTTTTATAAATATGTCACTAAAAAAAACAAAAAAAGAAAAAGATAAAATTATGAAAGTAAATTGGATTAATAGCTGGAATGCTGGCAACAAGAAAGAAAAGTACGAGTTAAACTTTAGATTAGGTACGGTGAGCGTGCTTGAGATTTCGTTCTGCCCATGCCCAGCATGCGACAAGAAAAAGAAAGCATGCCCAAGATTTAGATTTATGATACTCAACTTTGGATTTGAATTCTAATGACACAGAAGAAAGATTTAACTGTACTTGTCTATGCCTTGATCATGATTGTAGCCTTTATATTAGGCACATCACTTGATGCAAAAGGACAAACATTAAAGAAAACATTTAAGTACGCTACATTCTACACTGCGTTTAGCGGTGGTAACTCTGTGGCTGATAATAACATCTACTCTGTAACCAATGGTTTACAAACTAATGTTGTTGAAACTCCTTTTGATTATTCTATTACAGCTGGTGTTCGTAAGATTGCCAGGTTTGGATATGAGAACAGAGCAAATGTATTCTATGACGGTACAGAAAAATCTTACAGCGATGCTGCGAATATTGGTAAAGTAAAAGGATTTGAATTTTTGTTTGAGGCTGATTGGCGTAGACAACAAGGCAGAAACTTCTTGGACCAGGATTACTTCTTACGATATGTAGCAAAGAATTGGATAGCAAAGGTTGAATATCTGCAAGACGGATTTGCTGATGTAGAATACTTTGAAGGTTCGCAGAGGTTTAGGTTGCACGCTAATGATCGCCTTAGCTTTAATATAGGGGTGGCTCAACGTATATCAGAGCCCTATGGGTACAATCCTCTAGAGGAATGGGTGCTGTCAAATAACAACATACACTACACAAGTCTAGCTATACAAGAGGGGTACACCGTTGATGTTCAAAGTGGTGAGTATTTCTCTCCTGATGGAGAGCTAGTAGCAAACAGTGTCGATGTGTGGGAGCAGGTTATAATACCTGAAGTTATTAACGATTACGTAGGTAAAAAAAGAAACGAGCTACCCAATGTATGGAACTATTCTGTAGTTGTGGGGTACGATTATTATAAGTACAGCAAAGACTTTTGGGTGCATAGCTGGGCTAGTGTTATGCCTTATCATCTGAAGACAGATAACGAATTTTCTTTCTTTGAGACCACTGAAGATGAGCAATGGACGGATTACGGATTAGGCCTTATATTTGGGTGGAGATTAAATAAGAGTCTTGGTGTGTTCTTAGAAGGTAAATACAATAAGTATTGGAATCGAGAATGGCACGATTTCTCTGTCGGACTAAACTACGTAATACTATAATGGCTAAACAAATTGGAGAAGATACTAAAGTAACATTTGACTTAAAGACTATAGGATTAGGTGTAGCAGGGCTCGCAGCTCTCATAGGGATGTGGTTTACATTACAAGCTGACATAGCTTTAGCCAAAGAATTGCCCGAACCAACAGACCCAGAAATTACACGCATGGAGTTTGATATGAAAGATAAGCTTGTGCGTCAAACGATTATGACAACTCAAGAGGATGTATCAGAGCTTAAAGAAGACCTTGACCGCATCGAAGAAAAAATAGATAAACTGCAGTAACCATGAAGAACATAAAAAAATACCAAAACGGAGGTAAATTAGATGAGGATAAGAAGAACAAGAGAAAGAAAAAAAGAAGAATAAGAAAACTTAAAAAACAGCTAAAAGGTTTGTCTAAGGGTGCTGTTGCAGGTGCTAGAAAGGGTGGTGTAAAAAGTGCTGCTGCTGCAGGTGGTGCTGCTGGGATGGGAGCAATGGCTAGATCCGCTGGTAAGGGTGCTGCAAAAGGCGTTAAAGGTTTAGGTATAAAGCGTATGGAGAATGGGGGGAAAGTTAAAAGAAAAAAATATAACTACACTAAAACAGAGTTGACAGACCTAGAAAAGAGAGCTCTTAAAGCTTCTAAGTTTGAGCTTAAAAATAATCCTGATTTAAAAAAAGCTCGACAAAGTGCTTTTGCAAAGATGGATAAGCAAGAAGCAGAAAAAAACGAACAAACTTACAGAGGTCAGTTAAGGAGAGGTCAACGTAGAAGGTACGACAAAGCTATGGCTAGTGGTAGGGAAGGTAAAATAACTAGAAAGATAGACAAGCGTACTCGGTTCTACACAGGCCCAAAAGCTGATAAAGCTGGCATTCACGATTACTCTGTGGTTCAAGGTTCAAAATTATTTACAGAAAAAGGTAAGAAAGCTGCTGAGGAGCAGGGCGAGAAAGATAAAGCATCAAGAATAACTAAATCTAAAGGATTAGGAGGATTATTTAGAAGAAAGAAGAAGTAATGAAACATCTAATCTATATATGCTTATTTGCAATGACATCTCTTGGTATGAATATACCAGATTCAGGGGTGTGCGTTGTTGAGTTTAATGCTAGTTTTAACGCAGCTAACAGTGTAGGTTGGATTGATGATTTAAGTGACTGCAAAGGCAGGAGGATAGATATTGTTTCTAGCCCTGACTTGCAAAAGCAACATAAAATCGTAGTAGTACCTACTGTTATTGTATTTAATGACGGAGAGGAGGTAGAGAGGTTTCAAGCAAACATCATGATGCAGTTAGAAGCCACACAAGATGAGGTGCAAGAAACTGTTGATGAAATAATTATGAGCGATTTCTAATGAAGGTATGTAAGTGCGAACATAAAAAACCTAAAAAGTATAAAGTAGGTGGTAAGGTAAAAAGAGGTAAGATACCTAAGAAATTCTCTGTAAAGAGTGGAGATAAGTCTGCTGCAGGAGGTCTTACAGCAAAAGGTGTTGCACGTTATCGTGCTGCTAATCCAGGCAGTAAACTAAAAACTGCTGTTACTACGCCTCCCTCAAAGCTGAAGAAGGGTAGTAAATCAGCGAAACGCAGAAAGTCTTTTTGCTCTAGAATGAAAGGCATGAAGCGTAGACTGACGAGTGCGAAGACAGCAAGAGATCCTAACTCTAGAATCAACAAGGCTCTTCGTAAGTGGAATTGCTAACACACTTTATCACAAGCCCTTATAATAGAATTACCGTTGATTTCAACGACTGGGGAATCATTCACTATATCTTGCCTCATTGAGTGTAATTGAGCAATCTGATCATCGATATACTTTAGTTTATCCTTAACTAACTCATAACGAAGTATAGAGTTTACTATTGGATTGCATGTTTCATATATCTTATTATACCCTTCCCAGTGAATTAGATTGTCTGAGTGGTTAGATTTGTAGTAAGATATCGTAGACCTATTTCTACCAATAGCATCTGCTATCTCAAAGGTAGTTCTGTACTCTAACATAGCTACTGCTATTGCAGCTCTAGTCTGAGCGTATTTGTCTTTTCTAGAGTTAACGAACTTGTCGTTATCCTTGATACCTAAAGCTTCATGACATTTTATTAAAGCTTTTTTTGCGGCTGTTATTCTTTTGCTCATTGTATTCAATTGTTGTTTCTGTTATCAAATCAAGCTCTTGATATAGCTTTGACTTTGATGTTTTAATTAAACTTCTAATACTTTCTGTATCAGTTATTGGTTCTCCATCGTCATTGTGTAATGACTCGTATAACTCTGTAGTAAGATTGTGAATCATATCACATGCCACAAAGTATGTTTTAGAAACGTCAGATATCCCCATCTTTAATGCTTTTTTTTATCTCTTCTATAGCATGATCAACTTGTTTGCTGTTTTTAGCTAAGAATACGATATGGTTTAGGTTATTGTCTACTATATAATTTAGAAACAATTTCCATCGCATTGGAAAATCGTGGTGTGAAGGTAGATAACCCTTCGTTTCTATTACCCAGTTATTACCCTTACCCATAAAATCTGGAGTGTACGTTATTGGATGCTGTATTGAATTACTTCTATCAGACATATCCTTTTTCTTGGCTGTCATCTTAAAGTATTTGTTTGGGAATCTAAACTTTTCAGACAAAACAAATGTCTCTTCTTCATAGTCAAAGGCCAGGCCTGATTCTTTTAACTGATCTGCACAATACTTTTCAATAGCACTTTTATAACGACCCAGAGTTTTTTTGCGTGAACGCTTCCTTCGTTGTTTCTTTTTCATACTATGAAAGCAAAGTTACAGCACAAAATCTTACTTGTCAATAGTAAAGTTAAAGTTTAATGGAATAGGTTTAGCTTCCTGATAATCAATAGGTTGGAACAGGTTACCTCTACTAATCCATGAAATAAACCCTGTATGTGACGGATTTATAATGAGTTGGAATGGGTCTAAGAGTGCTGTAGGCCTACCACCTGTCTCAGTCTCTCTAACTTTTCTAACATGTAACTCACTGATATTGCGTATATTAGGGTCGGGTGATTGAACCTTTCGGTGAATAGTAAGGAAGCAGTCGCACCTATTGACGAACTTACCGCCTCCCTCTGTATCTTCAGGGAATGGAGCTACTGGTAAGCCATCATCACCCTTCTTTCTTTGTGCTTCAGTAACTGAGTGCATGTTTATCCATACAGCAATACCCTTGCTCTTGCTAAATGTAAGAAACTCACTAGCTGCTTCATAGTGATAATCATGAACACCTATGCCTGAACCTCTTAAATCTAGTTTAAGGCTATTGTAAGGGTCTATAAATACAGCATCTATATCTTTTTGATGCATGATCTTCTCTATGAACACCAATATATCAGAGTAGCTGTAAACGTCTTTGTTACTTATGATAGTGAAGTTGTCACTTACCCACTGATAAGCTTGCTTGCGTTGCCAATAATTCATATCCTCTACTTTCTTATCCATAGAGAACTGCATAAGCTGCATCTTAACAGAAGCTGTGGTATTCTCAGAAGAGTAGATTACCCACTTCCACTTATGCCTTATTGCGGCATTGCATATAAGATATAACGCTGTAGTGGTTTTACCTACGTTACTATGTCCGTTGATAATCAGGAATTCCTTTTTATATCTAAAGTATTCATCAAGAAGGTTGTCGCCAGTATCTAATCCAAGCTGTATAAGACCCTGTGAGTAGTCGTTAATCCATTTAAAATCATCTGAGTCACATGATATAAATGACATGTCACCATCCTCTATGAGCAGCTGCCTTTTGATTGCTTTCTCATCGCTGATAATATCTCTGATTGGTAAAGTCTTACCATTATCTATGCCATCACGTATAGATTTTATCGCTGCTTCTAGATCACGGACATCTCTTTTAGATATCTCTCTTGTAAGAACTCTAATAACTTCTTCTTCTTCCATCCTACCAGCAGATATATATCCACCGCATAGTGTAGCAGCTTTGATAAGTTTACTATGTTTCTCGCCATCTTTAGCATGACGAATCATACTAGAGCAGAGTGCTAACTTATTGTAATCCGTATAGTTACCCTCAGTTACTTCAAGTGTTGCTTCAACCTTCTCTACCGAAAACTTACCGAACTTTTTGTAATCATCCTTGATTATTATATCAGGATCGTATGACTCAAAACAAGCCCTTGACTCGTTTATCCCTGTAGGGTCTACCTCTAGATTATATCTTACATCAAAATAATCTATCAAAGACCTAAAATGGTCCTTGTGTCTTTCAGGGTTAGTAATTCGTACTAACGCCTTTACTCCGTCACCGCTCGGTGATGTCCAGCATGAATATACGAAGTCATCAACAGCAAGCGAATCTTTTACTTTACTTACATCTACATGGTCAAAGTCTAACACTATAAAGCTAGAATGCTCTAGCAGAGCGTCATCTTTACGTTGATAAAACTCACCACTAAAGCATACTACAGGAAGATCTTTCTTCTTTTCTTTATCTCCCTTTCTTACCTTCTTTATAAGTGTAGACGATTTCCCATCCTGGATACGACGAAGTGCTGTTGATATATGGGTGTGTATCGGACTCTTGTCGTAGATGTTCTTGAATATCGTTACTTTCACTTTTATCTTTATTTCTTGTGCTCATCTAATGTTACCTGGGAACGAGATAATTCTACCACTTCTAGTATATCTCTTATTACTATATTTTTATCTTTTGCTTTTTCTGTGAAGTATTTGCTTTTAAGTTTATACATATTCTTTTTATCATACCTCATGATATCAGCAGGAGTGTCAAAAACCGTAACAATCCATACACAACGCTCGTGTACGACCTTCCGTTTCTTGAAGGCGACACGAACGTGCATATGTTTTATCATAGGTTTAGAATGGCATGTCATCTACCGTCTCAGTAGCAGCCTGCTTCGCAGCTCTCTTCTCCTTTGCAGCAGCACTGTTAGGATCAAAGACACGGCAACAAGCTTTACCATTCTTAGACATAAACAAAGTTAAGTAGACGTTACCGCCCTGACCTTGTTCATTGCGAGATGTCGCATATTTGTCAATCATCTCTTTTAACTCATGATCTTTGAAGCGAACGCTCCATCCCATAAGTTGACCATCCTCGGTATGACGAGGTTCTTCAGCGAATCCAACAAGGACGCTGTCATATTGCTTTTCAGACATTGTTTGTAATTTTAAAGGTTAATAAAAAAAGCATGATGCGATAATGACATACAGCTGCACACACCACAGTAGCATGTAAGCTGCATATCCTAATATTTTACACAGTAAATTCAGCATAGTGAGTCTGTGTTTGTTCTGTTTTATTGAGCCATCTCTCTATATTATTGAGAGCTTTCTCGAACTTCATCTCTCCACGAAATAAAGTTTCATCTGAGCACTTGACATCGGCAGGAAAGTATGGGTATGTCTTTTCTTGAACAACCCAATAGAAATCTTTGATGTTAAATACTTTGGTGTATAGGTAAGCCTGAATGTCATAGTTCCAGCTATTGACATCGTACTTAAACTTATCAATAGATCTTGCTGATTTGCTGTCAACAATAGAATCATCGTTAAGGCAATCTAAGAATCCTTTTAGAGGTATCCCGTCTACATCCTCGTTAAACTCTACTTGATACTTACCGCTAAATCTCTTGCTAATCAACCCACACTCACCTAGTCTAGCAATCATGTCGTTAGCTTTATTCCAATCTGCTGAATAAACTACCTCTTTACCGTTCTCTATAGCAAACTCAGTAGTTTCAGCCAACCTCTCCTTAAATACTTTTGTAAGTTTAGGATTTTTGCTGTCAATACCTCTTGCTAAATAATCTTCATCGATTACTTTATAGTGCTCCATAGCTTTCTCTCTTTCGAATAAAAGCATGTCGTACAGTGTACCAAAGCGTAGTGCCTCAGATTCTTTTCTAAGTTCTCCTCTCATGTACATCTCCCAGAGTCTCATATCTCCAAGAGCATACTTAAGTGACGAATAAGAAAGGTGGCCTTTACCAACCCTCTCTTGTAATTGTTCTCTCATAGTCATTTTATCAGTTCTTTTAGTTCGTCTATATCTTTAAAGTGCAGTAAGTGTTCAAACCCATAGAACGCACTCTTAGTGCCTTTGTTCCTTAGTTTAGGATCACGTATTAGGTCAACGCTTTGATACTTATTTAACACGTTTGGAGTAGCTACCCCACATATGTACACATATCTTTTATTGAATAATATGTTTATCAATTCGTGCGACTTGCTATCCTTAAAGACAATAGGGAAAAGCCCATAATCAACAGTCTTTACGCCTGCTTTAATTCCAATTGATGATAAGTCTGGGTGGTAGTACTTATCTGAACTACCAATACTCCAATCTACAATACCTTTAATGTTAAGGTATTTTTCTACAGCAAGTTCACCTGCAGTGCCTGTGTAGAAACGTTTGAGCATTGATGAGTTGTCTCTTCTGTATTGACCTTCTTTGCTTTTAGCCATGATTACATGTCTAGCGAAAGATTCTATACGGTCAACCTCAGAGTCAGTCAATTTAATTAACGCAAAGCCTGATGAAAAAGGCTTAACACTATTGGCATACGATATGTTTTTTTTATCTGACAAACTTCTTTAGACCATCAACTTGCTTCTTAGTTAACTGCTCACCGTATTTGGCTACTACTTGATCAAAAGCCTCTTTCTTATTTGACGCTGACTTTAAGTAGCCAACAGCTTTCTCCATAATGTTTTCTACAGGAGGTGCAGGCTTTGATGATAGTGAATCGTCTTCTTGTTTGGCGATAGCATCTGTTACTTCATTAGCAGAAGCGATAGATGTATCAATACCGATACCCATCATAGCAAGGGCTCTACCGATAGCTGATGTCTCGCAGTTCTCTACATAGCTGGTTTTATTAATATGACTAGCAGATCGCTCTTCGTGAGCGTGACCTGTAGCTATAACACGTTGATTAACGTCAGCTATAATACATTTACAGACGCACATTTCTGAATCTAGAGCAGTAAACTCTGTTGATATAGTCCAGTTCTTGTACTCATCTTCCTGACGGAAGAACTTAATACGCTCGTTTACTTCGACGTATTGCTTGCCACGTATGTTCGTGGTCTTGAATTTGTAATTTGACATATAAATTAAATTTTAGGGGGTTACAAATATATATTATTATTTTTTTAGAATCCAAAGTTTTTGCATGTTTCATGTATACTGCTCATCTTTTTTGCTAACTTTCTTAGTGCTATCTCATGACGATAGTCTTGAGGGTTATGCCATATACCCTCAGTATAACTAGAAATTGTTTGTTCGTAGTCTTTAACAAACAACTTAACAAGATGCATTGCATCCACATGCTTGGGTGTTAGCTGCATAGTTGGGGGGATCAAAAATTCTGTTGTTTTACTCATCTTTATTAGATTGATAGGTTA